GCTGGTTTAGCGGCTTCTTTCTTTGGCTCTTCTTTTTTGGCAGGAGCTGTTTGTGCCACTGCAGATAATGCAAATGCGGATGCTACGATTGCGAGTAATGCTTTCATGGTATTTCCTTTCGAAAGTTTGAAATTTGCACTTTTTACGGTGCTACATATTTAACGCCTTAGTATTACTACGGGTTGATTTTTTTGGCAAATCAGATGATTTTTTGGGCAGATGCCTGTGCCGCGGTATAGGTACCTGTGGCCAAATTGGCCTGAGGTTCAATGGTCTCACTGCTGATAGTGATATCTGTGCCCAATCCGGCTGTGCTGAGTCTGGACTGATTTCTAGATTCTCTCATACTACCGATTATGGCCTGTCCGCCTTGGGTGGCTGTGTTGCTCAAACTCTGCAGAACAAACGCACTGCCTCCTTCCCTGGTGTCTAGTCCATCGCTGTTGAGATTATACACCAAACTCCAGGGGGTTTGGTTGGCTGGCAAATTGCCAAAGTCCACATTGGCCAGATCCAAATTGATATTTTCTGTAGTGATCTGTATGCAGATGTTTGCAAAGGCAGAATTCGTAGCAGAGACCTGTGCAGGATTGGCAGTCACTATGGTTCCTACTATACTGATCATGGCTGGATTCAATCCACCGTTGAAAGCATCTGCTATGGTAGCATCTGCTGTGTTGGCCGGGCCATAGCTGCCAGCACCAGGTAATCCGCCAGGAATGACTGTGGTATAATTGCCCATGCCATCATCAAAGGTATACGCACCTGCCGCAGTGGCTTCCATGACTGTGTAAACTCCTGTGCTAGGATTAGTCAATGAAGCAAAATCTCCCTGTACAGTCATTTCTTCAAGAGTCGATGACACAGTGCTCAAAGATGGATTCATGACACATCCTGTGGGGGTACCAATTACATCTGTCAGTAATAATGTGCCATTGGGTCCACTACCATTATAAAATTGTGTGGTATAAAATGCAATCACGTTGGCCGGCAATGGTTGTGATAAATTTTCCACAGCCGACAATCCCTTGACCGTCTCCAAAGTTGCTGTGGCGTTGGCCAGCACAGGCAACGTGGTATCAAATATGGTTTTGACTTGTTCTAATCCAGACTGCAGTGCCTTGGACGCCAAGGCTTGGTCCGGGGGAATTATTCTTCTAAGTTTATTATAGGTACTCATTGCTGGATCTTGGGTAAGTTCTGTAAAGGGTTACCTTGCAGGGGTGAAAGAACACTGGCCGGTAATGTGGTTTCCAAAGTGGTATTGACACTGCCAGTTTGATCAATGTAGATGCCTCTTAGACCATTTTTAGTTGGAGCTGTCAAAGTGTTGAAACTCAGTGGAAATATTTTAACTGGATTCAATAGGTCTGCCATGGTAGTGATTCCGGGTGTCGTAATCTTGAGTAATCTTAATATTTGCGTTAATTCACTGCCAGTTATTTTTGTCATGGCATCATAGGCCAATTTTTGTAAACGATCAGTCCATTGTGCATTGTTAAGATCGTTGACAATGTCCTGTGGAATGCCGGAATTTAATAAAGCAGTTTGTAATCCCGGAGTAGGACTACTGACATCCGCAATCTGACGCAACAGAGCCGCCGGGCTGCCAAGATTGTTGAGATTGTTAAGATTGATCAGGATTCCTAGTCTAAAAAGATCAGTTCCAAAGGCCGGAAACGCCAGACTGACTCCACTGAGTCCACCGGTGATCAAATTGTCTTGGGTGGAATAAGCTACAGTGTTGGGAGAACTGTTGGCATTGACTGTGGTATTGATCAGCTGATTGGTCTGATTAACAAAGGCCTGTGCTTGAGAAAATATCTGTGAGAATTTTCCTAGATCTCCAGAGCCCATGATCCTGTTGGACTGAAACGATATAGCCGACGTCATAGTTCCAGATCCTAAATTGCCTTGATAAGCCGTGGGTATAGCATTAGTAAGTGCAGGGAACAAGTTGGCAACTATATTTTGATTCACATAGCCGGTGCTGGCTATGTTAGCAAATCTGGCAACCACATTGATGCTGGTATATTGTGAAATGTTGTTTGAAAGATCAGTATTAGCACTCAAAGCCACTCCGCCCACATTGCCCACAATGCCAGCCCCGGCAATGAGATTAAGACTGCTAAGAGCTCCAAGAACTGCCATTATAACAACGAGCCTGCTGCTTTTACTGCTATGCCTCCTGCAGTCCCCAGCAAACCAGCTCCTCCAGGAGCCCGAACGTTGGGACTTCCGCCAGACCGTCCGTGAAAGCAACTGTCTTTGTCTCCGGTTATTACCAAAGGAATACCGTTGGCCCGTACAGAAGGTGATCCTCCTACCACGCCTACCACTCCAGCACAGTGTATTGGAAATTTAGGATTACAACCAATATGAGGAGTAAAAGGTGTGTTAGGCAGCAAGGCCGGACGTCCATTGATTAAAACATTGTTGTGTCCGGGGCCAAGGGCAACTCCGCCACCGGCATTGAGATCCCCTACACGTTGTACTCCTGGCATTTTTTACCCCATTAAAATTTTACTGTTCCTAACAGGTTTTATTCCAGTGGTGGCTTCTAAATAGCTGTCACATACTTCTTCACGACTGGGTGCAATTAAACTGACCTGTGATTTATTTATAGTCACAGATTTATCGGGATTTGCCGTAAACAAGCTGTGTATCATGTTTATGCCCTGTGCGCCAGGAACCACAGTCAATGGTTTGGCAATACTGTAAGTATCTGCATCTTCGGTAATTATTTTGGTAACTATTTCGTCGCCGTTGCTGATTTTAATGGTATACACCTGACCTAATTCTACTTTCATGCTAGCCTTTTAAATGTTTGCGTAATTCTGTGAATCCACCGATTAATTTTCCATCTAAAAAAATCTGTGGCACTGTTCGAGCGTTTGGTACCTCTTCTAACAGTTGTTCCTGTGTCCAGTCCTTGCTGATATTGCGTTCTTCAAACTCAATGGCTTTCATTTTAAGCAAGGCCTTAGCTTGATCACAAAAAGGACAGGAATCTTTACTCCATACAATAGCTTTTGTCATTTGTTTCCTCCACTGTAGTTATTGACAATTGTTCAAGGTGTTTTATTATTTCATTGGCGATCTTGGCATGTCCTGTTAGATTAGGATGACTTTCACAGGGCCAAAAATATCTGTGTTTTTCTTTTGGAGACGGATACCCTTGAGTGAGATCAAAATCCAACCACTTGGTCATGTCATCTTGGCCGGACGTCAACCAATTGTACCCACTTATCTCATCTGTGTCAAACGGTGCCTGTATCTGATCAGGTTCGATGCCAGCTTCACCGTTGATCATCACATAATTTATCGAATTTGCCTGACAAAAGTTGTGCAGGCTCCAAATAGTTCTTTGTAGATTGTAGTTTCTAAAATGAAATGTGTCTACCTGTTTGAACCACCAATTGTTTGAATTATAGCGCAGATCTTGTTCTTGTCCTTTATGATCAATCCAAAAATATCTCCATGGGCTGGGCCAGATAACGATTAGTAGTTCTTGTGTTGCATCTATGTAAGAATTTTTTACATATGATACTAGTTTTCTTGTGATGTTTTCGCTGGAAATTCCTGGCTCGGCCAGATTATTTTCCTGGCATCCAAAATACTTAGACACCAAATAAGAAAATCTATTTTCTCTTCTAAATTGATCTTGATCAATGGCCAACCCTTGGGTGGATGCTTTTTCAAGTTCAGTGCCCAAACTCCAACTACCCCCGAACCAAGAAATTTTTTTAATATTTTCAAGATTCATCAAATTTGTGGCAATTGTTCGTAGTCCAAGGTATCACTCATGACACCGATCACATAGTTTGTGGATTCGTTTTCCTGCAAGGCAGTTTGTTTATTTGAAGTGTTCACATGTTTGTTGAACCAAGGTATGGGTGTGGTTTTGGGTGCTGGATTCCAATACCGTAGTCCAATCTCTTTGAGTGCGTTGACCGCGGTATAATCCACAAAGTCACGCAAGATGTTGGCATTGAGACCAATCACTGGTCCTTTCTTGAACAAGTAATCGGCCCAGGCCTTTTCTTCACGGATTACATCTTCATACATGGCCTGCACTTCGGCTTCACATTCTGCACGGGCACGTGCGAAACGTGGATCTTCTTTGACCACTTGGTTGATGATCCAGGCGGTCCAATCTTTGTGTAAGATTTCGTCTTGTAGGATCAATTGAATAATGTTGCCGTTGCCGATGAATATGCGATTCTCTACCATGGCCAGGCTGGTGGCAAATGATACCATAAAGCGGAAGGCTTCTAAACCGTAGCTGGCATTCAAGGCCAGCCATATGGCCTTGATGTGTTCGTACTCATCGAACTTTTCTTGCAATTCTTTGCGGCAGTTGATCATGTGCAGGCGGTCGTAGTAAAGACCAATGGTTGATGCCATGCCAACGATTTCTTCTGTGTTGTGTATTGTGTTAAACACTTCCTTGGGCACATTGTAGATGTTGCGTATGATATGGCTGTAACTTCTACTGTGGATATTAGTTTCAAAGAATCCCCAGTTGTACATGAGTGCTTCCAGTTCAGGAATACTGACCACAGGTGTGAATACCTGTGTAGGACCACGACCTTGCAGGCTATCCAAAGCAGTCTGTCGTAACAGATTGCTGGTAAAGATATGACGCACTGTGTCACTGGCTTCTTTGAAGTCACCGGCATCCTTGGTCAGACTAATTTCTTCGGGAACCCAAAAAAATCCTCGGGCTTCTTGTTCAAATTTCACAACCTTGTTGTACTTGACTTCTTCAAAGCGTTGAATGGTCACAGGACCTGCTGGGTCCAGAAACATCTTGCGGTTTAGGTAATCTGTTTTTGTTTTTAAGTTATATTGTGCTTGGCTCATAATTGGTCTAATGCCTCTTTTAGTGTTGTAACTGTTGAACTGATGTTCATCAATTTGTCTATGCCAAACAGCCCAATGCGGAATGTTTGGAAATCACTGCGCTCGCCCACCTGCAAGGGTACGCCGGCTGCAGTCTGATAGCCTAATGCTCTGAATCGACTGGCATTTTGCATATCTTTGTCTTGGGTATAACATACTACTACTCCTGGAGCATGATAACCAATATTGGCCACACTAGGATATCCATAACTGATCAACAGGGCACGTACCTGTGTGCCTAGATCATATTGTAGACTTTTGAGATTGTCAAATCCTATCTGTTGGGTTTCCAACATGGTATCACGTAGTTCTTTTAATGCATTGGTTGGCATGGTAGTGTGATAGATAAATGCGCCTGCTTCGTAAGTCTCCATTACCTGAGTCCATTTGAGTACATCCATGCTATAGCTAGTACTGGCTGTAGTGTCTAGCATCTGTCTGGCACGCGAACTAAGGGCAATCAGCGCACAACACGGCGCACTTGACCAGCCTTTTTGTGGTGCTGTGATTACCACATCAATACCAAAAGATTTCATATCGACCCAGGCTGCACCGCTGGCAATACAGTCCAGCACAAACAATGATCCTACTTCACGACACGCCTGGCCTACCTGAGTCAAATAACTATCTGGTAAAATCATTCCGCAACTGGTTTCCACATGAGGAGCAAATACCACTGCTGGTCGATGTTTGTGTATGTAATCAATCACTTGCTCAATGTCGGCTGGCACAAACGGCGCTTGTGTAGTAGCATCAACCTGACGACCTGTAATTACATTTACTGATCTAGCAATACCAGCCATATCAAAGATCTGTGTCCAGCGATAACTAAACCACCCATTGCGTACTATTAATACATCTTTGTTGTTGGCAAACTGTCGGGCCACTGCTTCCATGCCAAATGTTCCAGAACCAGGTATGATTACAGCACTGTCGGCTGAGTAGGCCGTTTTAAGAACTCGGCTGATATCTTTCATGATGTCGACAAATTCATCACTCATGTGATTCAGGCTTCTATCTGTGTAGACTACGCTAAATTCTTTTAATTGCTTGTATGTCATATTTTATGTTGTTTCGCTTGTAAGCATCCGTCATTACTTCGCAGATGGTTTCTAACATTACTGCTCACCATCCTTGTGAGTAGGCGGGCACCGGTCACTTAGGTGCTTAGTGCCGCATTTAGGACAGACAGGTAACATTAGAATTGATCTGTTTCTGTTGAATGTTCCAGTGCTGTTGTACTTGTGGCGCCAACTGCTGTGGCAATGGCATCAAAGTATGGAACTCCGGCTTCCCGCTGATGTTTCAC